CTTCAACAGAAGGAAATCGCAGACATGTATTTGTAAGCAAGGCCTCTGTGATGGAAGCTGGAATGCCCCTTAAAATTGCTCCACGCCATTCTAAGCGCCTCGTATTCGAGTCCAATGGATATAAGGTCTTTATGCCAGAAGGAGCCTCTGTGGTCGTTAAGAGGCCTGGAGGAGTGGGTGTCAAAAATTCATTTATGATGACATATTCTAGATTCTTTAAGAGTAATTTAGTTAATGCATCAATTAAGAAATCTGGATTCCAAAGATTATTTAATAATTCTATGTCTAAGGCACTCAGGGTTCCCGCCGATATTAGAACAGTTAAATATACATTTAATCCAAATACAATTGCTGTACAGGCTGACGCAGCCTTAACCTCAGCATTCGGAGCATCATTATGACAGTTAATTATAAGTTAGACGCAATGCTTGAGCTTCGCAAATACATTTGGACAAAATTGCAGGCGGCAGAGATATTTAACCCAGACGATTATTATAGCGATAATATAGGAGAGACCTTAGTTCCTATTATCCCAGTTCAACAAATTCCAGATATGAATCAATTTTTGAGCGGGAAGGATCATATAGTCTACGATAAAATAGGAGTCTCATATGACACCCTATGGCTAATCTGTAATGAACAAATCCTATTTACCGTATATTCAACAGATGTTTCCAAGATCAATGAAGTCCGTAATTTCATGATAGATGAATTTAGAAGGATGGATGAGTCTGCCAAAGATGTCAATTTGTCCGCAAACTTCAATTCTGAGAAATTCAAGTTCCATAGTATTTATGTTGATGACATGTCTCCAACGGAGCCATCGCAGGAATTGCAAGGCTTCTATTCAGCAGATATCATCCTTGAGATCAAATATTCTCGCATAACCAACACTTCTGGCCGATATACATAGTATTTGCCTTTTTGGCCCCTATGCCTTAAAATTGGACATAGAGGAAAGAGGAAAGAGCCTAGCCAGCTCAAACAATTAAATTTTAAAATAGGAGGTAGAAACAATGGCATTTAATAATGCTAAAAACATCATCGTCGGTGCAGCCCCAGTATTTATTTCTACAAAAGACTCAACCGATGCAACTTATGCAGCAGACTTCGAAAACTTGCTAGATGCTGGACACATCACCTTTACAGGTGGCACAACAGCTTCAACAGCTTTGACTGCTTCAGCTAAGGTTCGTAATGTTGGTTTTACAAACAATGGTCTTCAGATCACTTATAACCCAACATTCGAAGACGTTACCGTAGATCAGTTGCTAGACGCAGCAAAGCTTTTCAAGTCTGCTATGCAGGTCATGATTATGACTGAAATGACAGAAGGAACTTTGCAGAACGTTCTGGCAGTATTTGGACAAAAGGGTAGCACTCTTACAAAGAATGGCTCAGCATCAACAGATAACTATGCAGGTCCTAACACTGCAGCAGGAGATCTAACTCTTGGTCTTGAGGCAGGTGCTCTTGGAGTTGCTCCAACAGAGCGTCAGCTATTTGCAGTTGGACAAGCTCCAACATTCAAAACTGTATCATCTGTAGAGTCATCAGCAAACTCTGAGCGTGTTTATTATGCTCGTCGTGTTCTTTCTGTACAACAGACACAGTTCACCCTAGCACGTAACACCCCAACCACATTCCCAGTGACCTTCCGTCTCCTTCCAGACGCTAATTACGTCGGAGCAGAGTATGGTAAGATTATTGATAGAATCATAGCTTAATTTATTTAGGTTATTAGCAAAACCCCCGTATTTTACGGGGGTTTTGTGCTTGTGTTAATAAAATCTATTTGTTATAATGTTTATAACTATCCATAGGAGGATAAATTGGCTACTACAGTATATGACGTAGAAGAAATAAAACTACAAAATGGCGACACGGCTCAGTTGAAGCCCCTGTCCATTAAACAGCTCCGTAAATTTATGGCAGCTATGACAAAGGCTCAAGAAGCCACAACAGAAGATCAATCTCTAACAGTACTAATTGATGCATGTTCAATTGCATTGGAAACACAACTTCCAGATCTTGTAAAAGATCGGGATAAGCTAGAAGACGCTTTAGATGTTCCAACCATTAACAGAATTCTTGAAGTATGCGGGGGAATCAAATTAGATGACCCAAACCTAGTAGCGGCAGCGGTTCTGGCTGGTCAGAACTAGATTTAGCCGCTTTATTAGGTAAAGTATTTCTTTTGGGAACTTGGAGAAATTACCAAGACTTAGAAGAAAGTCTCTCAATGCCAGAGCTTTTGCAAACGATAGAATCTATGCAAGAGAAAGAGAGACAGGATAAAATATTCTTGGCATCTTTACAAGGTGTAGACCTAAGAGATGAACAAGAAGAAAAAGGTCCAACCTTTGAAGATATCAGATTAAAGGCTATGGGCATAGAAGCTACAACAGATGATGTGGTTTCTTTGCAAGGCTCGATGGCTGCAGAAGCAGGATTTGGTATCGGAGCAGGACTTGGATACTCTAAGGAGTAACAAAGAGGTAAATGGCTGACGAAAGAATTGTAACTAGTATAGTTGCAAACTCGGATTTTTCAAATCTTATTGCCGATGTGCAACGAGTTTCAAGCAGCCTATTCAAACTTCAACAAGAGTTTGCTGGTGCGAATAGAGCATTAGCTGGACAGATAGGTGCCGCTAATGCAATGTTCAATCAGAACATGCTCAAGACTGGCCAGTTCTCCTCACACTTCGTAAGCCTAACATCAGATGTAGAAAAATTTGGCAAGAATCTTGATGGCGGAAGGCTAAAGCTAAAAGATTATTTTAGAGTATATCAAGAGAATGTAAGAACAAGTGGCGGGTTAATTAGAGATCTCGCTAAGCAACAAGTTCAATTACAAAATGCTGTATTGCAACCCCTAGGTAAAAATGCCCAGGGGTTAATGCAATATAACGTACATATTCCAAGAGGATTAGATGTAACAAAGAATAAGACGGCATTGCTAAAGCAAGAGCTTCAGATAATGAATAAGGTAATTCAAGATGGCGGAGTTCAGCTTATTAACTGGGGTAAAAATACTCAGTGGGCAGGACGTCAGCTAACAGTAGGATTAACGCTTCCACTTGTTGCATTTGGCAAGGCGGCAGCAGATGCATTCAAAGTTGCAGATCAAGAATTAACTCGTTTAACTAAGGTTTATGGAGATGTGGCAGGAACATCCGCACAAGAATTAGCAAAAGTTAGAAAAGAAGTATCTGCCACAGCAAAAGAATTATCTGCTGCAATGGGCGTTAACTTCTCAGAAACAATCGGATTAGCCGCTGATATTGCCGCAACTGGTAAAACTGGAAATGAATTATTGTCATCTGTTTCTGAAACTACACGTCTTGCAGTACTCGGTGAGGTAGATCGTCAAGAGGCAATGAAGGCAACTCTTGCAATTCAATCAGCATTTAAATCAAATACTCAAGAGCTTGCAGAAACTATTAACTTTTTAAACGCAGTTGAAAACCAAACATCAACAACTCTAAATGATCTAGTAGAAGCTATTCCAAAAGCTGGTCCAGTCATTAAAGGACTTGGCGGAGATGTTCAAGACCTAGCTCTTTATATGACTGCAATGCGTGAAGGCGGAATCAACGCATCAGAGGGAGCAAATGCTTTAAAGTCTGCATTGGCATCTTTAATCAATCCAACAGATGTAGCCGTAAAGAAATTCCAAGGATTTGGAATTGATTTATTAGGAATTGTAAGTAAAAATGCAGGAGACACAACGGCTACACTTTTTGCATTACAAGCAGCTCTTGATAGATTAGATCCTTTACAAAAACAGCAAGCTATCGAACAGTTATTTGGTAAATTCCAATTCTCAAGATTAAATGCTTTATTTGAAAACCTAGGTCGTCAAGGAAGCCAGACACTTCAAGTCTTAGATTTAATGAAAGCAAGCGCTGGAGAATTAGAAGCGGTGGCTGGCCGAGAGTTGGCGGCAGTAACAGAATCAGCGGCGGGAAGATATAAGAGAGCGGTAGAAACTCTTAAAGCAGAATTAGCAAGTACAGGAGATTCATTCCTAAATATTGCAACTAAATTAGTAAATGTATTAAATAAGGTTTTAGAATTTGGCTCCAAGCTCCCTGATCCAATTAAGAAATTAATGACATTTGCTGGAGCATTTACAGCAATCATTGGTCCAGTAATTATGCTTACTGGTGTTCTTGCAAACTTCTTTGGATATATTATTAAAGGGCTTGGACATTTTAAAGCCTTATTTAAAGGCGCAGAAGGATTTCAACTTTTAACCCCAGAAATTATAGCAGCTAAAAACGCCAGCTCAATGCTGAGTGATGAATTTTATAGCGATGCAAAAGCTGCCGATACTTTAAGCCTTGCAATTAGGAGATTAAGTGAGGACCTAAAGGGACTACAGCTAAATGCTGCCAATGCTACATCAACAACTAATTCTTTAGGCGCAACAATTGCAACCGCAGCAGGCACTCCAATAATGACAGTTGGAGGAGCATTGGGAGCTCCAAGAATTTCAGATCCAAATCATCCTTTAATTGGCCCACAATCAAGGGCGGCGGCACATTTAAATCCACGTGATCCTAATAATCCTTCAAGCATATTTGGATTAACCCTACAGCCAGTTCCAGTAAATAGAAGAATTGGTGCAACTCCTCAAATATTAATGTCCGAAAGACTTCCAGATGTTCCAGGATTAACAACAATGTCTGGAGTATCAACAGGTGTTGTTGCAGCAGAGCATGCTAAATTTGCAGCTCTTATGGCAACACTTGGAGTTCAGAGTCAACAAGAAATTGATGCATTAAAGAAAACTATTGGTTTAGGCGGACAGGTATCAAGAGAACTTCTAGATACATTTGATGACATATTGCCAATTACACAAAGATTAACTGCAAATGCTGCAGCGCAATCTGCTAGTATTGTTGCAGAATTAAGAGCGGGAACAATAAATGTACAACAAGCACGTGCTCAAATCATCGCTGTAAATGCTCAACTTGAAGCATTGATGGGTGCAGAAATTTCTGCATATGCTGCAGGACGTGGCAGAACAATTGATTTAACAAAGGCACCTTTAATAAATCAGCCTGTAGTTGATGTTGCTGGAAAGCCAAATATTCGTGGAGCATATCGTGGTGGCATATTCCTAGATGTCATGGAAAGCCTAGGAAGAGCCACAGGAACTAAAACTTTTGGCGGACCGTATAGTATTGAAACTACAAGGCCTATCGGAAGAAACAGAGGGGGCTCAGTACCAGGATATATAAACGGTGAATATGTATACATGACAAATGGAGAAACCGTTCCTGGTCCGAATGTAAATGCAGATATTGTTCCAGCAATGCTTACCCCTGGAGAGTTTGTATTAACAAGAGATGTAGTTCAACAGCAAGGTTCAGATGCCGTAGAGGCTCTACATAGAGGCCAAGCAGCTATTGTTCCATTTGGAGCAAATATGGGCGGACAAGTACCAGGGTATAGATTTGGAAGATTTGTAAGGCCAGCATCTTCTAGATCTGCTACATCAAGTAGAACAAGAGATATTGCGGTATCTGGTGGATATGGAAATTATTCTTGGCAAACAAGAAATTCTAGAGTGGGATCGGAAATTGATGAATATATTAATTCACTTTCAAGTCCACAAGATAAAGCAAAAGCTGCTTTAATAATTCAAGATTTTGCAGGAAGAGTAACAACTTCTTCAAGCAATCCTTTAGGTAGATCCAGATATCCAGGAGTGATACAGCCGTCACATATTGCTAGAGAAGGAATTGGGCTATCGGCAATTCTTCAAGCAAACGGACTTCCAGCCCTTATTCAAAAAGCAAGAACTCATCAAACTCATTTAACAAGAGCATCAGTAAGTGGAGGACGAAGATACGTTAGCAGATATGTTGTTGATTTTGATGCAATGTCAAATCTTCAAGCTAATGCTGGAACTTTAAAAGTTGCAGATTTTATTGCAAGAAATATGGGAAGAAAAAATAAGTATAATACTTTATTTAAACAATCAGGTCTTCCTAAAGAAAAATGGCAATTTACAGAAAACCAAATAGATGAATCTATTTCTGCAATGCTTTCTGGAAAAGGTGACAAATTAATTGGAGACAATATCGGAGACATAATTTTTGAAAGAGACTTTGTTCCAATTATAGATCAAATAATGATAAATAATGGTGCATCTCCTTCACAAATTACAGCAATAAAGAGAAACACAATTTTAAGAAGAAATCGTGGCGGGAGAGTTCCAGGATATAATCGTGGCGGAAGAGTAGCTAGGAATCAAAATAGAGCAGGTGGAACAGTAAGAAGTGGAAGAAGATTCTATGGGGATTTCCACCCAACGCTAGCAAGTCAAATGGGCTTAACTCCAACACCTGGATTTACACCAATGCCTGTAGGCGGACAACAGATTTCACAGGCATCCCCAAGCAGAGGAATGCTTGGAATGATGGGATTCCAGGCAGCATCATTTGGCGGAATGTATGCTGGACAATCTCTTGGATCAAGATTTGGCAGCGGCGGCGCAATGGCTGGATCAATAATTGGCTCTATGCTTCCTATGATGATGATGGGCGGAATGGGAGGAAGAGGTCTAGGAAAAGGCACAGAAGAAGCTTATAATTTTTATGGAAATAAGTTAGATAAATCTTTAGCTGGAAATACTAAGTTTGCAACATCTTTAGCAAATAATGCTGCCCAAGGATCAAAGTTTTCAAAAGTTTTAATGACAATGGTCGGTGGACTTACTAAACTTAATTTAGTCTTAGCAGGAGTAACATTAGCAGTCGGCGCAGGAATAAAAATTTTTGAAAACTATAAAAAAACACAAGAGTTAAGCGCTGCCGAATTTGGAATGACATCCGAAGCAGCAGAAAAAGCTGGGCTTAAATTTACAGATTACAGTAAAAAAATTAAAGATGCAGTAGAAGCTCAAAAACTTTTAATAGCTCAAAATAAAATAAATTATCAAAACATGGCTTCTGCAGGGACTCCATTCAAGATGACAATTACTGAATATAACAAGCTGAGAAAAGAAATAAAAGAAACAATGTCTGCTCAGATTGAAATGATAAATGCAATTCAAAGTAAAGATGTTACAAGAGTTGCTACACAATTAAAAACTCAGTTTATATCTATGGGTCTTTCTGCAGAAGAAGCAGCAAAGCGAGTATACACATTGTTACAAATGTCTGATAAAGCATATTTAACAGTGTCTGTAATGTCTTCAAAAACATTTGGAGAAGTTGTAAATGCACAAACCGCAGCTATCAGTGCATTAAAAGCATTTGATTTTGCAAAACAATTTGAGAATACAAAAGATCAAGCAGCCGCATTAAATACCGCTCTTATGGCAATAGATGGCGGAATTAAAGAAATTTATGATAAAGCAGAAAAAGCTGCAGCTAAAAAGAAGCAAGATTTTGACTCTACAAAAGCTCAATACAATGCAGAAAAAACACAGTTAGATGCAATCAATTCTAAAGTTCAAAATCAAAAGGCAATAGGAGATTTGGTATTAAACAATTTAGCAAAACAAAATCCTTTAATTAGACAGTTTGCAACTGCACAAGATACTGTTGTTAGCCTATGGCAAAAAATGAGAATTGCAGCAAGAGGATATACTGGAGATTTAAACGAATTAAATGTACAGCAAACTCAAAGACTTTATGATGCTCAAATTGCTATATCACAAGCAGTTGAAAAATCAACTAAAACTGGAATACTTAAAAAACAATATGATGAATATAAGAGACTATATGGCATACAAAAAGATTTAGAAAAAGCAGCTAAAGGTCAAAGTGTTAAAGAACAAATTAATGCTAGAGATGCAATTCGTGCTATTGATAAAAAGATCAAAAAGATTAATGAAGAAGCAGATGCACGAAAGAAAGCTTTACAAGAAGAAGCACAGGCCGAAGACATAGCCTTAAGAATTAAACAGAAGAGACTAGAATATGAAAAAATGGTTTCTGCTGGAGACTTTGGAGGTGCTGCAGAAGCTCAAATTGAATTAAGAAGATTGCAAAATGAGCAACAACTTACATTAACAGAGCAACAAATTGAAGAGCGCAGATTAAAGGATGTCGGCCCACTTGAGCGTCAGAAGGAAAGACTTGAGAAAAATCAAGAAAAATTAGCAGACAAAGCAGCAATGGCTGCAGAAAGTCTTGAATCTGTTACTAAAAAAGCTGATGCACAAAAGAAAAAAATTGACGAAGTTAATATTGCTCTTACAAGTCTTTTAATTGCAAAAGCCACTGGAGAAGGAATTAAAGGTGCAGCTGCAACATTTATTAAAGCACTAGAAGATTCTGGTGCTGTTTTGGATAAAACCAAGTATGTTGAGGGTGGCAAGCCAACAAATCTGAGCCCAGTTGAAATTGCAAATCAATTTTTAAAAGATGCTAAATTTGATGTTGGCGAAATATTAGCTGAAAAAGATATTGTTATAACTGCTAACGGAGACATTATAATTGATGGTGTAAATCTAAAAGATAATACATCTGGTCCAAGATACACCAGAGACAACCCAGATATTGTTGCTCCTGGAAAATACGAAACTCATACTGAAGGAGACAAAAAAGGAAGATTAACAACATCTGGATCTACACAATTAGTTAAAGATAAAGGATATGTAGAAAAAGAATTCTTTATGTATAATGGAGTTTTGTATAAAGTACAAAATGTAAAAAGTAGGACTGGTTTTGATTTAGGTCTTGGAGCTGTTGCACAAAAAGCAGACGGCGGAGAAATATCTGGTCCAGGAACTGGAACCTCTGATTCAATTCCAATCATGGCTTCAGATGGAGAATATGTAGTTCGTGCTGCCGCAGTTGAACATTACGGCGTAGACACAATGGAAGCAATAAATGCAAAGAGATTCAAAGATGGCGGACTTGTTAGCAAATCAAAATATGGAGATACAGCTAACTTAGATGGAGAAGTCTTTAGAATCAATAACGGAACTCCAGAACAAATATTAGCAGATATAAAAGCTGCATATGCCGCAGAGCCAAAGAAAAAACAATTTAAAAATACAATTGATTATAACCAAGCAATGGAAGAATGGAATAAAATATATTCATTTGTAACTCCTCCTATAAAATCATATCCTGCTGAAGGAAAAGAATATCCAATGGGCAGCCTACAAAGATTTTTAGCGGTAGCTAATAGTCAAGCTAAGGGTGGAGACTATAACAAGTGGCTTAAGGCAGATTTAACATCTCACGCTTTTAAAGCATTTTCTCCAATGGACAGAAGTTATTCGTTAGAAGATTTTCTAGATCTCGAAAGCCCAAAGGAAGTTTTTGATTATCTGTCCACAGTTCACAACCTTAATAAATATAGTCTAGATACTAACAAGCAATATCAATTAGGCAGCGATTTAATTCGATGGTGCGGAGCGTTTGTAGCTTGGGTTGCAAAAAATTCTGGGGTAAATATTTCTAAAAATATGTTTAGTGGTTATAAAGCAGTTGAAGAATATAAAAAACTTGGACAATTTAATGAAACAGGTGGGCTAAAGCCTGGAGACATAGTATGGTGGGATTATGCAAAAAGATTTGCAGAGGGAAGCGAAGGAGCAAAAGAATATACTCCAGGTATAGCCGACCATGTTGATATTGTAAATAGAATTAATAAATCGGGCATTGAAACAATTGGTGGAGGTTTTGATGCTGGCGTTGGAAGAAGGTCTTTAAATTTCAAACAAATACAAAGAGACCTGTATGGATCTGTAACTCCAGAATTTCAATCATTCAAAGATGGCGGATTGGTAAGGCCAACATTAGGTACACCAGATCCGAATCAATCATTTATAAATAAATTACTATTTGGAACAAAGTATGTTGGCGGAAATATGAAAATGCTTAAAGGAGAATTGCCATTTGGTCCTGGATCCGTAGGGAAAGCCGCTGCAAGTTTTGCCACTAAATTTAAAGATTTTGATATAAAGTTTACTCCTGGAACGGTTCCATCAGCAGACTCTGTAGTTGGGTATTTTAATAATGCTCCCGTATTATTAAAAAATTATTTTGATACTATTAAATCTGGTGCAAAATGGCCAAATCTCACCGAGCATCCAGCGTATGAAGCAGGAGGATCTCTTAATGCCCTTAGAGCATACGTTACTGGATCAAATAAACCAGTTGGAGAATTATCATGGGATCCTTTTAGTGGAACAGTATTAAGCCTCAATGTTGACAGTGCATTTAGAAGAAAAGGTCTTGCTAGTAAATTTTGGGAAATTGCCTCAGGTCTAGGACCAATATCTCACTCAGCAGTAAGATCTCTTGAGGGTGATGATTGGGCAAGAGCTGTAGGAGGCAACCTGCCAGACCTGCAACACTTAGTTCCTAAAATGGCAGGTGGCGGATATATAAATCCTACATACTCTGCTAATATGTCAATGCCATCATATTATACTGGCGCAAAGTATATATATGATGATACAATAGCAAAATTACATAAAGGCGAAATGGTTGTTCCATCTGGAATGAATCCAAATAATCCATTTGCAACTAATGCTGGTGGTGGCATTAGCATTAATATGCCTCTTACTGTAAATGCCGCACCAGGAATGGATGAAGATTATTTAATAAATAAAGCGGCAATAAAAGTTCAAAAAGCAATGGAAACAGCTTTAACAAAGGTCGGCACAGAGAGAAATATAACAAGGAGATATCAGTAATGACAAACGGTAATAGAACTAGTTATTTACCTAGAGGATCTGCAATACAGGTATATGCCAGAGACCTTTATGCCGACCCAAATGATACAACTCAGGCTTGGATTAAATTAAGCGAACATAATAGAAGTGAATTAGGTATATCTATTGAAAGAATTGAACAAACCCAAAGAATGGCAAATGGTTCTTTAAGAAAATATTTTGTGGCGGATAAAAAACAGTTCGATGTCTCTTGGGTAATGCTTCCAGGAACTAGAGGGTATACAGTAGATGGACAATGGGGAGCATTAGATTTAATAGAATTTTACAATAGTACAGAGGGCCAAGGAACTTTTAGTATTAGATTAAATTTTGCTAAAAGCGGAACAAGTCAAGAGTCTTCAGGGTATGAAGAATATACAGTTTCTTGTACATCGTTTAGCGCCACCCTTTTAAAACGAGGAGAGGTTCCTTTTTATAACGTATCTATGTCAATGGAGCAGGTATAATGATAACTGCTAGCAATGATTTAAAAAATATATTTTATAATTCCCGCACCGTCAATATTTCGGCGGGAGCAACAATAGAGTACAATATGAATACCCTACTAGATAATATAACAATATCTACAACAGCAACCGATCAAAATTATAAAGATGGAATTGATGAGCAGCCTGGTCAATTAATTAGAATTAACCCATTTAAAAAATTGTTTCCATTGGATTCTATTCTAAAGCCATTTAGACCAGCATTGCCAGGTGTTAAATATTATATTAATCTAACCTCAGATCATGAGGGTTCAAATAAATTTTATGACTATAGAACACTTCCTTATCCAACTGCCCCAAGAGTATATTACCCTGGATCAAAAAATTATTATAAGTATTGGGTTACTCCACAAAATACAGGAGTAAATGTTACAGTTAATTATATTATTTCCACAGCATCTATAAATCAGGCATATGCTACTGGTTCAAAGGTTGTATATAAAACTACAACAGATCATGGATTTACTATTAACAAAAGAGTAACCATATCAGGTTCAGGCAACGCATCATTTAATTTAACAAATCAATTAATTACGGATGTGCCAGACTCTAGAACATTTTCTGTTACTAATAATTTAGCTCAAGCTTCTGAAATTAGCTTATCTAAAACTGCAACTCTAGTAAATTCTGGCGGAAGTGCTACGCCAACAAAACCAGCACTAGCAAATAAAATAGTTGTAGCATTTGAAAAGTACCATACACTGCCAGCCACCTGCTCATTACTAATAACTTATTCAGATAATACAACTGCATCTGTCACATCTGTGAACGTACCAACCGCAGACGGTAGGCTTATTGTTTACTACAATGGTACATCTTGGTCTACAACCGCTCCCTTTAGTTCCTCACAAGCAGTATCTTATCCAGCACCAAGAGAAATAAAGTCTATAAATGTTACAACACCTTCGGCGGGGGCGGGAAGAATAATAGGGGTCACAGAAATATCTGCTAGATGGGTAAAGGATATATCATCTGATATAGTGTCTTTTGAGATAAATAGAGAGTCTACATCAAGCGCAACAGACATATTGCCAGTAGGTAATATTACTGCAAATAATTTAACTTTAGATTTAGTTAAGTATAATCAATCAAGCCTTAGAGTCCTAACATATAATAGAGATGAAGATTGGACGGTTTCACCAACACCAAATGATGTAATTTATTTTGCTAAAAATGCAGAAATTAGACCACATTTTAAAATTTTCCATTCTCTTGGAGCGGTAACAGAAGGTTCTTTAAAATATGATAGAGTAGAGCAGGGAACATATTATTTAGACTCGCATTCAATATCAGAATATGGAAATGTTCAAGTTGATGCTTTAGACGGATCAAAGCAATTAATGGAGACACTTATCCCAGATTTAATTTATAAAAATGCACCAGTTACTTCTATTATTATGGGAATATTAGATTCTATTGGTTTTACCAACTATAATATGAATATTTTATTAGACGGCGGGGGATTAAATATAGATACCTCAATTCCAACATTAACAGTTTGGTGGAGTGAAAATAATAAAACAGTATGGGATTGCTTACAAGAACTATGTAGAGACATTCAAATGAATGCATACTTTGATGAAAATAATATTTTACAATTTTACACAAGAGATAAAATGTATCAATCCTCAACAACTCACTGGGAATTTTATTATGAGCAAAGTGGAAACAAGCTTGCCAATATTATAGACTTTAATAAGCAAGAAGTGGCGTCGGCTAATCAAGTTAAAATTATATGGAAGACTCCGATGAACTCTTTGTACACACAAACTGCAACCGATTTGTGGGCTTCTGAACCTTCATTTTTAATATCAGGAGGATTAAGATACGACATTGCAGCAGACACACCAGCAGAGTTAGTTAATTTTGACATTGATATTGACAACTTAGATCCAATAACAAAATTAGAATCTACTTTTAATTACTCTGGATATTTTTTAGTAGACTCAGAAGTTTTTGAGTATGACGCAATACAGTTTAAATACGTGCCCTTAGCTAGCTCCAGCAATGAGGGAATACCAGTATTCATTAGCTCAGAAGGCGACTGGGCACAATATAGAGCACTTTCAAAAACAGGATCAGAATATTTTAAACCAACTGGAAGATATAGAATAAAGGCCAGAGGTGTTTTTGGAACTACACCAGCATCACATGTATCTACGGCTTCTACATCACTAAGTGCATGGTATCAGAAAACGGATGAGTGGCGATAATGTATTATAGATTAATAAATGGGGGAACCAGTATTCCAGAACTATATCAAGTTTTTAGTCCAGGCATTACATCCACTTCAACTACAATGACTGTAACCATATCAATGATCGGAGTTGCAGGTACTCCAACCACCTATTCAGTAAAGTACCAAAAAATGTTAAATGAAACTACAACTGACGGTGCTGAGCAAACGCAGACTTCATCATCGAATGGAATAGTTATAACTGGACTTACGGCCAATGCATTGTATAAAGTAACAACAAAACTTTCTAACTCCTCAGGAGATGGAAATCAAATGGAAGTTTTTCACAGACTTTCTTCTGAAATTTTTTCTCCTTCTAAAACAGGATCTCCAAAAGAAATTGGAGAAAAAATAACTGCTAAATCATTTTTGACTATCAAAGGAGGCGAAACAAGAGATAATGAATATACTTATGCTTACAAGAGCTTTAATGCTATACAACTACCTACTTCTACTACATCGTCTTTTGGAGAAGGAGCTTTTGCCAGACCTGTAAAAAATTATACAGAAAGCTATTATGCATTTGGAACTTCTGTTATATTTGAACCATTAATTAAATATAAGCCTCAAGGCGCTGCCATAGGATTTTTCTTTGATGAGTCTAATGTCTCTGGATATTTTATTTCTTTAGAGACAAGCGCTACCGCAGCTTCGGCAAACTCATCGCCATTAAAAATATTTAAATTAGATAAAAAAAGAATTATAAAGTTAAAAGATTCTCAAAAAGGCAATAGAGCAACTCTTGATCAACTATTCGCAGGAACAGTTTATAATGTTGACGTTAAGGTAAAAATAGTAAATAAAACAATTACGATAATTGCATATGTTAACGGATTTAGAGTAGAAGCCTCAGACACAACTATATCTCAATCCGACAAAACAATTTTAGATCCAACAAATAAAATTGCCTTAGTGGGATTATCAGGAACAAGTAAATTTGATTATGTCTACGGAGAATCAATTAATGCCGACTTATATGATGGAGATTATCAAGCTTTAAATTTTTATAATGGTCAATTTACAAAAGACTTTTTAGATTTATCATATGGAGATATGTTATATAATGCATCAAACGAAGATGTAGATATGGTAACTAAACAAAATGCCTTTGATGAATTCGGAACGGTAGTTAGAGAAATATCTAGAAAAACAGTTACATTTGGTAGCGCACCATCTATTCCAATTAGATGGACAACTGGTGGAAATAAGCTGGCTAAAATAATTGGACAAAGCTATGATAATTTTAAAGCAGATGTTTTAGTTTTAAATAATACCTCAATAACAGTTCCGCTTTCAGATAGAGGAGTAAATCAATTATCTATTTATGGAAATACAATAGGATTTTCTGGTGAGATAGAATACGACACATCCTCAGTAAACGAATACTCATCATCCGAGCCAGTAATATTTGAATCTGTTTGGCTACAAAATCAAAAAGACGTTAAATCTTTAGCTGAATGGATACAAGGGCGGGTAGTAAATAAGGCCAAAATAATAACAATGAAAGTATTTGGAAACCCATTAATATCAGTAGGAGATATTATTACAGTAGACTATTCATATCAAGGCTTTACTTCTACACAAAAAATCATTGTAGTTAAGGTGTCACAAAGATATCAGGGAGGACTAGAAACCGAAATAGTTGGACGAACTCTTTAGTTCAACTAAATGGTATAATTAAAAAATGGTAAAAAGAGTCTCTAAATCCAGCATAGTCTCTACTACAAAAAGAGTACTTCCAGCAGGGCACCCAGATTTAGTTTGGTATGACCCAAGTGAAGTTATTATTGTTGGAGAAGACTCAGAATATAAAGTAAGCGGCACAGGGGTATCTTCCTTCTCCGCTCTTTTAAGCGGATCATTGACTTCAGGCTCAAAGATAGCAGACCCAAAAGTTAAAGATCCAGAGCAAGAACCATCAGATGTACCTCAGCTATCGGATATTGAAAGTGTAGAATATGTAAAATATTTTGATCCAGTATCAAAAATTGAAAAAGCAAAAGCAATAATTAAAATTAGAAATTCTAGTAAAAATAAAAATAATGTCGCTGGAGTAGACGCTAGAATATATCAGCCTAGGGGAATATAATGATAAAGGGAACATATATATTTTATGAAAACGGAAAAGAAATATTACGCAAGTCAAACGTAATTACTAAATTTGGTAAAAGATTTTTGACCAATTTTATTGCTGGCAATATTTTAAATTCTAGTAAAGATATGGCTTTTGGAATCGATTCTACTACAGCAGTTGTTGGAGACACAAGATTAGGTTTTGAATTTTATAGGCTTCCTGTTCTTTTTGGATCAACTGATATACAAACAACAAGTGGAGTTACTACATATTCAGTTGTTTATAAAACAACTATCCCACAAGACGTTGTTGCACAAATATATGAAATTGGTTTATATCCAACAAATAGGTCATCAATAAATAATTTTGATAGCAAATTTGTAACTGATTTTGATGACCTGTTAGATTGGGAAACATCTGCAGGAGTTAATCCATTAACTACTGCATCTAATTATAGAATCGGCGGTAATCTGTTAAGAATGTCCGCTAATACAAGTTCTTCAACTGAGTATAAATCTTCCATACAGGCACTAGATTTATCTGGATATAGCGAAGCAGATTCTATTCGATTAGCTTATTATAGAGAAGATGCAAATTTATCGACAATTAAAGTAAGACTATATAGCGAAGCATCAAAATATTATGAAGTAACAATTACTCCAACATCAGGAACTGGTTATAAATTGTCTTCAAATATTTCATTGTCAACCTTGTTTTCTGGTGCTACCTCCCCCGCCCCAGACATAACAAATATAAATCAAATTGGTATCACAGTAACTGCCAGCTCAGGTGGGGCAACAACAGTCGGATTAGATGGACTTAGAATAAACGATGAAGACACATTTGATCCAGCATTTGGGTTAATAAGCAGATCTCATTTAACTACGCCAATTTCAAAAGTGGCGGGAAGACAAGTAGACGTAGAATATAGATTAGATTTGAGCTTCTAATATGGCAGAGTTATATGAAGATCTGTTAAAAGATTCAAGCGAATCATTTGAGGACGGAAACTATTTTCTTTTAACTATAACTGAATTAGAATTAGGAACAATATATCCATTAGAATTTAGATGGAAATATAAAGATGGCACATTGGGCAAAGACTGGTCTGCAGTATACAACATTACAACACCATTTAAAACTGCACCAGGGACACCACAATTTTTATCTGGTAACGTAGTTGGCGGAGCTGGCTCTATTACAGTTGAATGGAATGGAAAAGACAGCGGCGGAGTAAATGATTTAACTAACATTGATAGAGTTGAAGTTTGGATTAGCGAACCACCATTTGATTCTACTAAACCCGTATATTCTTCAAAAACAAAATTTAAAACACAGATACCAGCACCTGCTGGTACGTATACCGTAGCTCTTTATGCAGTTACTGTTAATGGGCAATATTCTTCTGTCAGCTCAGCATTTGCGGTAAACGTAACCTCTCCATCAAATCCAGTAACATCGCCAGAAACTCCAGAAGCTCCAACAGCAAGAGCAGGATTAGCATCTGTTATAGTTGAATGGAGTGGTAAAAAAACTGGCGGAGGAGATTTAACAACAACAGGTTTTGCTGGAGCAAAAGTATATATTGGAACGTCGGCGGGCTTCACCCCATCAGATAATAATTGGGTTCATACATTAAACTTTGCAAACGGGTCTAATAGAGTTGCCATAGGAGTAGGGTCTGTTATAGACAAATCTCTTGGTACAACCTTAACATATGGCACACCTTATTATGTAAAAATAGATACAATAAATGCAAGTGGAACATCAAACAACAATCCAGTAGCAGCATCTGGTGTCCCTGTAACTGTTTCTAAACTGCCAGCAAGCGAAATAAGCACAGGAATACTTACCGCCGAAGCGTCTATAACGGCAGGTATAGATGGAGGCGCAAGAGCAGTTTTGTCTGGCGGCCCTAGTCCATTTATAATTTATGGAACAGATGGCGCAACAAAATTATTAGAATTTATTGGCGGAGCCACAGGAACACTAGCCATTAATGGAGGCGGAACATTTACAGGAAATCTTTCAATAGGCTCTGGCAATACAATATTTAAAGCAGAGCCAGCAACTGGCATATGGTTAGGAAATGCAACATATGGATCAGCCCCATTTAGAGTTTCAACAAATGGAGCTTTATTCTCATCATCTGGAGATATTGCTGGTTGGCAAATCAATCCTACATTTTTACAGAATACTTCTGGAACATTTAAGATTAGCAGTACAAATACTGATCCTCAAATTCAAGTAGGATCAGATACAGGCGGACATATAAGAATTTCGGCGGGGAATGGAATAGGACATTATTCAAGTGGAACTACATTAAGTAATAAGTTTACATTAAGCCCAACGGGCACAAGTCAAATATCTGGATGGACGATTGGTGCTGATTCTATAAGTTCTCCTTCGGGTAATGTATTCTTGTATTCGGCAGGTAAAGTTGGAGAGACAAATTTAAGAATACAGGCAGGTACAACTGGACAATTTAAAGTTTATGATGACGGATCATTATTTGCAACATCAGCAGAAATTACTGGTTCTATAAAAGCTGGATCAAACATATATGGATCCAAATTTGTAACCTCAACATCGGATTCTGGCGCAAGAATTGAGATGGGTAATTCATTAAATGATACAGTTACTAAAATTGCAATGTATGACTCTAATGGAGCTCAAGGTGGAATTGGAATAGTTACAACTAATCAACTTGGTATTTGGTCTCCTGGCGATTGGAGTGGGGCATCATCAATGGCGTTTTATGGACCATCACATCCAAGTAATCCAAATATTATAGAGTCTAGAAAACAAATGAGACATGATTACTCATTTGCAGTCAGTGGAGCTGCAACATCTGCACAAAGATTTTTTAGAAATATAGGAATGCAAAGCGGAGATTTAACTCCAGGTACCTCAGATCCAGTCGGGGTCAAAAATGGCGACATCATATTGATCTGGGAGTAGCCATGGCTAAAAGACTTTTAGTAAATGTAAATGGCACTTTAAAAAATGTAAAAAAAATACTTGTTAATGTTGACGGAATTTTAAAAAATGTAAAATCTGGGCTAGTCAATGTTAACGGAATTTTAAAACAATTTTTTTCAACATCCGTTACCCCTGTAATTGAACAACAGGTTCAACTCACTAAAAGTTCTTCTATAAATGCTGATTATCATAACTCCACATATCCAGTTACTTTAACTGGCAGAAAATACCATTTTGCAAATGCTGATGTTTTTAGTTATAGGTTCTACAGGTCTGCCGACCAAGTTGTTTGGACCGCTATGACAAGCGTAACATTTACCAGCAATCCATCAACTGGATCATCTAGTACGGTATCATATCAACTTCAAAATGCAGATTTCACATCAACCACAATGTATTTCAAATTTGAATATACGGCAAACAATTCAAGTTCTGGATTGGTAGGAGTTTCTACAAGCAATATTGTAAGCGTGATGTATTTAGATATTCCTGCACCACCTCCTGGATTTCCAAATATAAATCAATCCACAATACAGGCACCTTCAACTGCTAGTAGTGGAACCTGGACAGGAAGTCCAATACTATATGACTGGAAATGGCAATACGGTCCATCAAATTTAACTTTAACATATCAGGCTAATAGAACAATAACATATGCCAGTATATCAGGAACAACAGCCGCAATTACGGCATTTGATCATGGTTTTAAAAATGGTGATACTGTAATTATTTCTGGAGTTAATGGGCTATATGATATTTCTAGCGCCACAATGTCTTCAGTCTTAACTAATTTATTTTCATACAATATATCAAAACCTACGTGGTCATACTCAACACAATATTTTGTTAATGATTATGTTTCATATTCTGGAAGTATTTACAGGTCTGCAATTGCTACTCCCGCAAGAACAACGTGGTCATTTTCCATTAACTATTCAACGGGTCAATATGTTGATTATAATAATCAACTTTATCAGGCTAATTCGGCAACACCTTCACCAAGAACTACTTGGAATAACTCTACTAATTATTCTGTAGGACAATATGTAAATTATGGAGGACAGGTGTGGCAGTCTACTTCAACTTTGTCTGGACAAACTCCTTTTAATGGTAGTGACTTTTGGAATTTAATAGATATTTATCCTGGCGGAAGCTATTGGACATTGATAAATATATATCCTGGTGGCTCTTATTGGGAACTGCAATCAGGCACCATATCACCAAGCGGCGGAATAGCATCAGGACCCAATTATTATGAAGGGGCATATTCTTCTCCAGTATCATACACGATATCCTCATTTCCAGCTACAGATTATAAAACTGGAACATCATTATTAGGTCTTACGACAAGGTTAAATGTAGCAGCATACAATGTTGCTACATTTAATAGTTCTGCCAATTCTACATCAAGAACTATTTATGGATATCCTTCTTTCTTTTTTGGAGCACAAACTATTACTGGAACAACTGCCTCAATAATATATGCAGAGGCAAATATGAGCGTATATGACATAGATGTTAAAATTGGTGCTTCATCTATTTCTGGATATCCAAAAACAAATCAAGCAAATTCTTCTCCAATTTCAATAACTGGTTTGTCTCCTGGAACTACATACACTGTTTTAGTTACACCTAAAAATGCTGATAGCCCTAGGGTTTCTGGAGTTCAGAAGACCACATCTTTCACTACACCAAATCCTCCAGGCACCCCAACAATAACATTTAGTAGCGTAAATACTGGGGGATTTACAGTTTCTTGGTCTGCCTCTGGAGCAACATCATATACTGTAGATGTTAAAAACACTTCATCTGGATTAACAATTGGCGGATATCCAAAAATTAATACAACTTTAACTTCTGATACTATTACTGGATTATTGTCTGGAACAAACTATACTGTATATGTTACTGGTAAAAATTCTTCTGGTGATGGCCCTCAAGCTAATAATAATCAATATACTAACGTAACATTATCTTATAATGGAAATAACAACACAGGAGGCAGCGTACCTTCACAGGGAGAATTTACTTATAATGCTACCGCAACGGTACAAGGAAACACAGGCTCATTAATTAGAACATATGCAACTTGGGCTGGATGGACGTTGTCCTCAGATGGATCTGGAACTGTGTATGGTCCTGGATTTACAACTACTATTCAAATGAATCAAAATAGAACTTTATATGCAAAATGGAACGCAAATACCCCAGGTACTCCATCAATAAATTCAGTTTCGTATAGCCCTGCATCTCCTACCCCATCATCTAATTCACTCGTATTTAGTGGAATTAATTTTGGATCAGATACACAATCGGTATTAGTTGAATGGGGAACTACAACGGCATATAGTTCTGGCTCTACTGCTGTATCTACAAATGGAGGATCTTATACAACACCAGCAAATTTAAGTGCAAATACTACTTATTATTGGAGAGCAAGAGGATACAACCCGTTTTATAATGGCTACGGTTCTCCAGCTACTGGATCTGTATTTATTCCACAAGCACAAGTTGCACCAAATAATGGAAGCGTTACTGTATCTTTACAATCTGGAACTGGAGGAAGAATAGGAGCTACATACGCAGTAACATCTGCAACTGCTAGCGGAACCCCAACCCCTACAGTTTCTTCATATCAATGGCAAAGATTTGATTTAGGTAGTAGCACTTGGTTTTCTATATCTGGGGCAACTTCAAGTACATACACATTAAGTTATGCTAATAGTGATGTAGGAAGAACTTTAAGATGTCTTGTGACATTTAGCAATGGAGTTTCTCCTAACTTAAATACTGCATCAAATCCAATATCTGTCAGCAATGCTACAATTACTGGAGTAACCGCTACATTATCTTTAAGCGCACCATTTATAGTTTATAGAGTGTATGGATATAATTTTCAATCAATTCAATCTAAAAATTCATTTGGAACAACAAACCCGCCAACCAACACAGATGCTAACTATACAGTAAGCGCTACTAGCAACAGTACAATACCAATTACTAGACAGTCTAGCAATGGTGGAGATTTATTTTATTATAGGTTAGAGGTAGGCGCATGGGGAGGGCTTTCTGCTACTGGAGCCTTTAGCGGATATATAACTACTAACGTTATTAGAAATAACGCTACAAATAGAACAAACTCCCCAGTTAATATTTATGGAACAGGATCTGCATAATGATTAATGACTATGAAAAAATAGAGATTATTGATAAAAGACTTAAACTAATTTCTGATATGATTGACTCCTGTAACCAAGATATTCAAAGAACCCAGGACGGAATAGGTGAGCCAGACTTTACAATAGAAGAATCTAATCTATTTTTAAATGATTTATTTAATAAAAAACAAGCTTTGCTTGAGCAAAAACAGGCATTGACTAACCAATAATTAATGCTATAATATGAAAGGAGGAAAAAATGACATACGAATTAACTAACGAAGAAAAGGCTGCTATTGTAAACCAGCATATTAAAAATCTGGAATACAGCATCTATAACCTTCAGGTATCTTTGGTAGAAGAAAATGCAGTATCCGCACCAGATGCAGATAAGGTTTCTTCTTTAAATAGCCAAATTTCAGAAGCTAATACAAAAAAGACTGCCCTATTGGCAGAACTTTCTGACCTAACAGCATAGGAGATTTAAATGCCAGAAAAAGCGGAATTAATTATAACCGCATTACAACAACGCATTGGAGAGATAGTATCCAACTATGAAACTCAGGTTGCAATTTTACGTGCTGAAATTACTCAGCTACTTAATGAGAAAAAGGAAAAAGATGAGGCTGTTCAAAAATACGAAGAGCACATTGGTAATATCGCCGACTAATTTTCCTTCTGGGCTTGCCGTGAAAACCGATAAAGGAATTTATTGGATTAAGGATAACAAGCGCTACAAGCTTATTTCTGATCGTGCCGCTAAGTCGTGGTTCTTTACAACCGTAAATGCCACAGAGCAGGCGGTGGCAGGAATGAAATTAGTAGGTAAATTAGGATTCCGTGATGGCTCTTTGATAAAGAATATAGCGGATGGTAAAATGTATTTAATATCGCAGAATAAAAAGCGGCATATAGTCGATCCAGATTCTTTTGATAGATACGGTTTAAACCGTAAATCTGTAATTGAAGTATCTGAGGCGGAAGCAAATATGCATGAACTAGGAGATAACTTATGACAGAATATAATCCCGACGTAATATTTAATGCGGGTGAACCTTTAGATGTTAATAAGTTAAATCAAATTCAAAGAAATGTTACAAGCGTATTCCAATCTAATATCAACCTAAGTCAAACTACAAGTCAGACTATTGGAAATCTTCAAAAAGAGGTAAAGGTATTTCCTATTGTAGAAATCGGATCAATAGTTATAGAGACAGCTCCTGGAGCCTGCCGATCCGATACAGTAACTTTTAAAAATAAAGCATTTACAGATGTTCCAATTATTGTTGCGAGTATAGCTTCTGATATTAATAAAGACTCTGCTGGATTAACCGTAAGAGCGTCGACATCAAGTACTACTCAAGGTAGAGTAGAAGTATGCTCAACTGATAAGTTAAGTCAAAAAGTTACAATTAATTATATAGCTATTCAAATGAAAGAGATTGAATAACCCTTGACAATATAAAATCAAATGCTACAATTTGTAGCATATAAACTGCTATCTGCAGTTTATTACTAATTTAAGGAAATAATGGCAAACGATCTAAAGTGGATGTTATCGTCCGATCAACAGATTCCGTATCAAGATGACAAAGCAATTGCTTTATGGTTTAAGGTAATGAAATGGTTTAAACCAGATGTAGTAGATATTCTTGGCGACACCGACGACCAAGCTTGCTATAGCAGGTTTACCGAAGGAAGATCCGCAGAGTTTTTAAGAATGCACAAAGATGAGAACGGCCAGATGATCGTTCCATTGATGGAGCACGAAGCAAAAGGGGCTAGGGATTTTTATACAGAAGTAAGAAAAGTTGCGGGCAAAAACGCTCAATTATTTTCTGCTTTAGGCAACCATGACATTAGAGTATTTAATTATATAGATGCAAAGCTTCCAGATTATATCAAGCACGTAACGCCAGAAAATCTTTGGAACCTGGATTCTTTAGGATATGATTATATTTATTATAATGAACTTCCTAAGAAAAGATTTGGAGATATTCACGTACATCACGGCCTATCAGTAGCAGATACTGGAGCGGTACGTAAAGACATGAACGATCTTCAAATATCCTTAATTCGTGGACACTCGCATAGAATTGCCTCTCATTTCCAGACATATGAACTAAGAAATAATGGCAAAGGAGAAACAATTCGTGGCTATGAAATTGGACATATGTGCGATGAGAAAAGCGATGGCATGCAATATGCTACGCACCATGATTGGCAAAAAGGGTTTGCAGTTGCTCATATTGAGGCTGGCAAATATCCACACATACAAATGATCCATATCTCCCCAGATTACTCTTGTGTTGTAGATGGGAAATATTTTAAGTTATGATGAAGTGTAAAAAATGCGGCGGGAGAGTTTTTGTGGACAGAGTCTTTTCGCAGAAATTGCATATAGAACTTTTCTGCCTATTATGCGGAAAAAGGTGGATGTTGAATAAGGATAGAAACCCTTTAGGCACATGGCTAGAACAAAAAGAACTAGAACAACAAAAGCATTACTCTATTTCTTCTTAGAGGGCAAGATACATAAATCCCTTTATGTGTCTCGTGCAAAAGATGAGGTAACTGCTTGGTGCTATCCTGATAAACGAAGAGTTATGTATAATTATTCTTTAGTTAAGAAGTATATGAAAAGGGCCTATACTTTAAAAGAAGCGGCTAAAGTATTAAATAAACATAAGATTACAATTGAAGATTATATTTTGGCGGGCAAGATCCAAGCTCCAACTAAAATATATCCAATTAGTAATCCTGGATCTACGGGATGGTCTCAATATATGTTAACGGAGGAAGATATCTTAAAGATACATCAGTTTATATTAGATGATGGATATTCTTCCTCCACCCCCTCCCGCACAGAATTAGTTGCCCTTCTCAGAAACGATATAATATTGTATACTAAGACAACCGATGGTCGGTTCATCCCAGTATGGAAGGCGGAAGATTAATGGCTAATAGATTTGTTTTATGTGATATTTGTAATAAGGAAATAGAATTACGTTGGGGTATATTTGGACACGATGCCTTGAGTAGACATAAGAAGGAGCACAAATAATGTCTGATACAAAAGTAAAGGTTGAATTGTCGTTTACCAGAAATCTTGGCAACTATGAAAGCATAAGAATTGGATTAGGCGTAGAAGATATCGTAAGGTCTGGAGAGAACGTGACTTCGGCGACTGAGCGTGTATATAAGTTTGTTGAAGAGAAGCTAATTGAGAAGACTCGTGAAGTAGAAGAGGAATTGCGTGGCAGTAAAAAATAAAGAACCCTACATGCTAATAGCCTACTATGAAGATTTGTATTCTCAAAAATATAGCAGGAAGCCAAAGATAAATAGGTTTCGTGAGAAGTGGGCTATGCAAGATGTCATTGATAGTGTAGGATATGACCGTGCAAGAGAGCTGCTCGATTATTATTTTAGAACAGGAAAGAACGGACATCCATTGAATTTCTTTTTTTACAACTTTGATAGAATGGATCAGGTTGAGAAGGAAAGAGAGAAAGACAGAATTAATAGGTCTATGCTAAGGCAGCAGACTAAGACTCTAGTAGAAGGCGGACAGGAATGAATATAGAGGCTAAGGTAATAACGTCAGTATGCAAGAATAAAGATATTAGCACTCTACTGACTTCAAATGTTGATGAGCTATTTACCGCTTATCGTGATGTGTGGGAGAGTCTAAAGAATTATTATTACAAGTTCAAGTCTGTTCCAGAGGTTGGTATCCTTATGGAAAGACACAAAGACTTCGAGCCAGCACCTGATGTTAAAGGAGAGACAGGCTACTACCTTGACCAGCTAAAGAATGATTATGTATCTAGTAGGCTTAAGACTATTATTTTACAGGCAGGCTCTGCATTAAAAGAAGATTCACCCCCAAGAGTTCTTGCTGAAATGCAAAGCAGGTTGGCAACACTAAGTCGTCATACAAATAATATTAGAGACGTAGATCTTACAGATGTTGAATTAGCAGAACAGCATTTCTCTAATGTTAAAGAGCGTTCTGCAGTAATGGGCGGAAGTCCAGGAATTCTTACAGGCATTGAAGCAATCGATAAAGCATATCCTACAGGCATGGCACCAGGACATTTAATTGTTGCTATTGGCTGGCCAGGAAAAGGTAAGACTTGGTTTACCGCATACCTTGCATGTAAAGCATGGGAACTAGGATTCAAGCCAATGATTGTGTCCCTAGAAATGTCACCAGAGAATATGCGTGATCGTATTTATACTATCATGGGTTCAGGACTATTTAAGAATAGCGACTTCTCCAAAGGTGATGTGAATATTGATGACTTTAGAGCGTGGGGTAAAAAAAAGTTTGAGAATAAGAACGGTTTCATCCTAGTATCTAATGAAGGCCTTGCGGATGTTACTCCATCTGTTGTGCAGGGCAAGATTGACCAGCATAAGCCAGATCTAGTTATCCTAGATTACCACCAGCTATTTAACGATAACAAACGAAGCAACTCAGAAGTAGAGCGTAACCGTAATATTTCTCGTGAGTTTAAATTGCTTGCCGTATCAAATAATATTCCGATTATCGATATCACCGCTGCAACGGCAGACGATATATCGGACCAAGATGAACCGCCAATGATGAGTCAGGTTGCATGGTCAAAGGCAATTGAATACGATGCCGATATGGCGATGGCTATCCACAAATATCCAAATACAAATATGATTGAAGTGGTTAGCAGAAAGAATCGACATGGACATGAATTTGATTTCTATCTTGATTGGGATATTAATAGGGGAATTATCAAACCCATCTACGAGAATTTGCCAAGTTTGAATAATGATTCACAGGCCAATTAAAAAGTTTCAAGTAGATGTAGAGTTCGCCGACGACTCAGATATGATAAGAGTTAGAAATCAATTTGAGAATTTGCTAACTCATGATATGAGAATAAAAGGATATGCACGGGTCCTTGACATTGACCCCGCATTTTCAGTACAATTTACAGGCGAGACATGGAAGTTCCTAATGACTATCCATGGTATATATGTAGGAAAGAAGAAGGCATGGCAATCAGAGGGGATTACACAGGGCAAGCTGATACCTCGCTCTATGCGCCCAACCACATTAAAGCAATAGTCAAAGGACTAGGACTTAGAATTGTTGGTGGCTCAAACAATAACATAATACTGTATTGCCCATTTCACAATAATACTCACACGCCATCTTTTTATATTAGCGAAGAAACTGGAGCTTGGCTATGCTTTAATCCGTCATGCGGAGAGTCGGGCGGCATAAAAGATCTCGTAAAGAAGATATCAAATAAGAATGAATTTGAAACTCTAAGATTTATATTGTCCAAGAAGTCAGAGGCATCAGATGCATTTCAGGATACCTTAAATTCATTATTTGATGAGAAGCCAGACTTTGAAGAATTCTCACAAGAAGTATTAGATAATCTATATAATGAACTGGGCACAAACCAAGAAGCAAAAGATTATTTCCAATCAAGAGGAATAAATGAAGAGTCAATGCAATACTTTAGGCTAGGATATTCTTCTAAAATGGATATGGCCATTGTCCCAGTACATAGCCCAGATGGTCTGCCAGTAGGACTTGTAGGCAGGTCAATAAAAGAAAAGAAGTTTAAGAATAGTACTAACCTACCTAAGAATAAAACAATGTTTAATATTCACAGAGCTAAGCGTATTGGAGAGAATATTGTTATTGTTGAATCTACATTTGATGCCATACGTGTTCATCAGGCAGGATTCCCAAATGTTGTTGCAACTCTAGGTGGACATTTATCAAAAGAGAATATTAGTTTACTTAATAGATATTTTAATAGAATAATAATAATGACAGATGCAGATTTGGCTGGCAGAGAATTAGGTCTCAGTATTGCCAGCCGATTAAATAATAAAGACATCTTGTGGGCTTCTTACGAATATGGTAAGATATACCCACATGAAGCAAAAGATGCAGGCGATATGTCTGAAAAAGAAATTATCGCATGTATAAAGAACGCAGTTTCTGATATCGAATATCGATCCTGGAACTCATGATATAATGAATACACAGACGGATATATACCGTACACTATAGAGGAGAAATAAATGAGTATAGTAAAAGGTCTAAAGGACCTAAACAAAGCGCTAGACAAGCCTACCTACACTGGTGGGGAAGAAAATAAGGGTCGCTGGTTAAAGATTGAAGACGGCGAAAGCATTAAGATTAGATTCCTACAGGAACTAGATCCAGATTCACCAAATTATAATGACAAGCTCGGTTGTGGATTTATCGCATTAGAGCACACAAATCCAAAAGATTACCGCCGTAAAGCTCTAGATACAATGGAGACAGAAGGCCGTGATTGGGCACAAGAACAACACCGTAAAGATCCAAAGGCTGGATGGAAAGCAAGACCACGTCTATACATTAACGTGCTTGTTGACGATGGCAAGAACGATCCATACGTAGCAATCCTTTCTCAAGGAACAAGCGGAAAATCTGTTACACCAACTCTAATTGAGTATGCTGGTGAAATGGGAAGCATTACAAATCTAATGTGGAGAATTAAGAGAACTGGCACAAAGACAGACACCAGTTACACAATTATTCCACTTGCAAAAGATGAGAAGCCTTTTGATTTCTCTAGCCTAGAGTTATTTGATCTAGAGAAGACAGCAGTAAGAAATGTTCCTTACGCTGAGCAGGAAGCTTTTTATACAGGCGATAGTTCACAAGAAGAATACAGCTCTGCAACTGGCAGTAGCGAAGTCTGGGCATAGACCAGTAATATTGTGGGGGCCTTCGGGCCCCCATTAAGGCGGTTATGAGTTTCATACATTTACACGTTCACAGCCATTACTCTGCAATGGATGGATTAAATTCACCAGAGGACTTGGTAAAACAGGCTAAGATACTTGGCATGCCTGCAATCTCAATAACTGACCATGGAACATTGTCGTCACATCGTGAAATACAAATTGCTTGTGACGTATATGGAGTAAAACCAATTCTTGGAGTAGAAGCCTACATTTCCCCAACAGATAGATTTGATAGATCATCATTTAAAGATAAAAGCATTCAAGCGTATAATCATATTATCCTTCTTGCAAAAAATAAGAAGGGGCTAGAAAATATAAATAAACTACAAGAGATAGCATGGACAGAAGGATTTTACTCCAAGCCACGTATTGATAGAGAAGTATTAAATGAGTACTCCGAAGGGATTATTGTCTTATCTGGTTGCCTAAACGGTATTGTCAGCAAGGCTATTGAAAAAGAGAATTATTCAGAGGCTAAACTTCTTCTTAAGAATTTCAAGCAAACCTTTATGGATGATTTTTATGTTGAAGTACAGTCTCATAATCCGCCACAAACAAATCAAAAACTTTTAGAATTAGCAGATGAATTAGGAATAAAGGCGGTGGCAACAGGAGATATACATTACGCCAGAAAAGAAGATAGACTTTTAGAAGAGGCTCTATTAATTATATCCACAAATCCAAAGGCAGACAAAGATGCCGATTTTGAAATGTCCCGTCAAATAAAAGATATGGCAGATAGATTTGATTATTTATATCCTGACCGCCGCATGTCATTTAAGGGCATGAATTTATTTATGCAGACTCGTGAGGAAATTGAGGCGGACTTTAAAAAGGCTGGAATAAATAGAACCGATATATTTGATAATACCCTAGAGATAGCAGACAAGGTTGGCTCATATGACCTAAATCGTAACCTAGACCTCCTGCCAGTCCCAAAGACCAATGCTGATGAAAAGCTACGGGACCTAGCTGAAAAGGGCTTAGAAGGGCTAGGGAAGGCCTCAGATGAGGTCTATAGGGCTCGCCTAGAAGAAGAATTGCAGGTTATTAAGGATAAAAACTTTGCCTCATACTTTTTAATAGTTGCAGATATGATTAATTGGGCAAAGTCCCAAGGTATATTAGTTGGACCAGGACGTGGTTCGGCAGCAGGATCGTTGGTCTGCTATACAATTGGAATTACAGATGTAGATCCAATTGAATATGGCCTCCTATTTTTTAGGTTTATTAACCCAGATCGTAATGACTTCCCAGATATTGATACGGATTTTGAAGACCGCCGTCGTAAAGAAGTAAAAGATTATTTAAAGAAGAAGTTCAAGCACGTTGCATCTATTTCTACATTTACTTATTTTAAGGATAAGGGTGTAGTTCGTGATGCTGCTCGTGCTTTTATGGTTCCGCTTTCTGATGTTAACCACGCATTAAAGTCTGTAGATACATTTGAAGAATATGCCACTTCGCCAAATACAAAAGAATTTAGAATGAAATATCCTGAAGTAACTTGGCTTGCAGAAAATTTACGTGGCAAGATAAGAAGTACAGGTATTCATGCTGCTGGAGTCGTGGTGGCAAAAGATGATATTAGAAATTATGGTCCAGTAGAAACTAGAGAAGACCGTGAAGATAAGGCTTCTGGAAGAATTCCAGTAATTGCATATGACATGGACACGGTTGCAGATATTGGTCTAATTAAAATCGATGCCCTAGGACTTAAGTGCCTATCCGTAATTGCAGACACATTAAATTCTATTAAGGAACGAACTGGCAAGGAAATAAAACTATCAGAGATAACTCTTGACGATAAAGAAGTTTATAAGATGCTTACAGAAGGATATACAAAAGGTATATTCCAGGCAGAAGCAACTCCTTATACAAACCTGTTAATTAAAATGGGAGCAAATGTATTTGAAGATTTAGTAGTCTCAAATGCTTTGGTTCGTCCAGGAGCTATGAATACAGTTGGATCTTCTTACATAAAAAGAAAACAAGGGGATGAGGCAGTAAATTATGTTCATCCCATAATGGAAGAATTTACCAGAAATACTTATGGAGTTATTATATATCAAGAACAGGTTATGCAGGCTTGCGTACACCTAGGTGGAATGACTTGGTCTGAGGCAGACAAGGTAAGAAAAATTATTGGAAAGAAAAAGGATGCAAAAGAATTCGACCAGTTCAAGGATAAATTTATTGAAGGTGCTTCAAAGCACATTTCTAAAAAGCAAGCAGAAAAGCTCTGGCATGACTTCGAAGCACACGCTGGATACTCGTTCAATAGGTCTCACGCTGTTGCTTACTCTATGCTTTCTTATTATACCGCTTGGCTTAAGCTACATTATCCTTTGGAGTTTATTTTCGCAGCGCTCAAAAACGAAGGAGAAAAAGACACAAGAACCGAATACCTAATAGAAGCTAAAAGATTGGGATTAAAGGTTCAACTGCCACATATAAACGAGTCTGATGTATACTTTTCTTTACAGAAAGACTCTTTGCGATTTGGGTTGGCAGAAATTAAATTTATATCAGACAGTATCGCAAACAAAATCATAGAAGGAAGACCATATGCAAACTATAAAGACTTTATTGAAAAAGCCTCAAAGAAAGGAAGCGGCATTAATAGTAGGGCTATTAGCTCTCTTAATGCTATTGGCGGTGCTGCCTTTGAGGATAATCCTAGGAGCGGTAAAGAAAAAGAAGGATACTACGAATACCTAGGCATACCTTCATTTGATATAAAGAATATTCCCCCAAGAGTTAAAGCTCAAGCCTTAACAATAGATCAATTTGATCCAATAGGATCCTTTGTAATGTTCGGAATGGTTAAAAGTATTAAGCGTGGCAAGGGTTGGGCACGGGTTGAATTGGTAGATGAAACTGGCGGCATAGGTTTATTTCATCATGAGCAAACTCAAATTGAAACAGGCAAGATGTATTTTATTCTTGTCGGAGACAATCGTATTGCTAGATATGTTGATGTAAACGATATAAACCCAGACTCTAAAGACCTATTTGTAGACTTCCTATACCGTAAAGAATATGATCTTGCGGAGGACGAGAAGATTGTGGTAAACTTTACACCATATCAGACAAAGGCTGGCAAGACAATGTCACACATTGTTATGTCTGATAGGGACAAAAATTTGACCAGAGCCATTGCATTTCCTTCAATGTATAAAATAACTTTAGCTAAAATGCGAGAAGGAATGAAATGCAAGCCAGTGCTATCTAAATTAGATGACGGCACATTAATGATTAAGGAAATAAAATGACCGAAGACGTAGTTCAGTCTATGAGCCTAAATAAGATATTGGTAGCATTACTTGAAGAGTATGGGACTTTAGCAGTTCCGACCACTAGATTTGTAAATGCTGCTAATGAAGATAAAGAACTAGTAGTAGAATATGACGATCAAGATTTGACGTTTAAATTTAGTCTAAAAGGAAAAGATGAATAGTCAAGATATTCTCAGCCAGTACGGACTTGACGCTCTTGCTGCAGTTCTACATGAAACGGCAAAAGAAAAAGGTTTTTGGGATGGCGATTACAGCAACGATAAAATCGGAAATAAGTTAGCTCTCGTACACTCAGAAGTTACTGAGGTGCTTGAGGCAATAAGAAAAAAGCAGGGCTCAGAAAAAATTGTTGAAGAAATAGCAGATACAATAATTAGATTATTAGATGTATATGCAGCAATGAGAAATGAAGAGGCAGTCTTGCATAGCCTAGATGATGTCCTTCACCAAAAAATAGAAATAAATAAACAGCGTCCACCCCTTCACGGGAACCTGTTCTAAATGCTATAATAGTAGAGAGAAGAAAGATAAATAATGACAATTGTCCTAGATGACATATTAGCAAAGCTAGACCCTAAAACAAGATCAAGAGTTCAGTCTGCAGTAGATGTGCAGGTTGAAAAACAACTTACTCCAAGTATTGGTTTAAACAAAGCCCTAAAAGGCGGATTTGGATTTGGTAGACAAGTCTTAGTTTGGGGAAACAAGTCTGCTGGAAAGTCTTCCTTCTGTCTACAAATGATAGCGGAAGCACAGAAGAATGGAAAAACATGTGCCTGGATTGATGCAGAAGCATCTTATGATCAATCGTGGGCAGAAAAACTCGGAGTAGATTCATCAGAATTGATTTACTCATCAGCAAAAACTATTAATGACATGGTAGATGTTGCTACACAATTAATGGAGGCAGAAGTAGATATTATTGTAGTTGATTCTATATCCGCTCTTCTTCCCGCCATCTATTTTGAGAAAGATAGTTCAGAACTCAAGAAGCTTGAGGATACTAAACAAATCGGCGCAGAAGCAAAGGATATGACCCACGCAGTCAAGATGTTAAACTATGCAAACAAAAATACATTACTTGTTCTCATTTCACAACAAAGAAACCAATTTGGATCTATGCATGCTAGCCACATACCCACGGGCGGAATGGCAGTTAAATTCTTTTCCTCTACAGTTGTTAAGCTCTGGTCTTCAGAGGCCGAAGCTAATGCTATTAAAGCTGGCGTTGCGGTTGGTGACAAAATTATTGAACAAAGAGTTGGCAGACCAGTCAATTGGATTATTGATTACAACAAACTCGGTCCCCCAAATCTATCGGGACAATACGACTTCTACTACCAGGGAGAGTCTGTAGGAATAGATTACGTTGGAGAAACTTTAGATGTTGCCGAAATGTATGGCCTTGTAGAAAAGGGTGGCGCATGGTATACAATAGAAGGAGAGCGGCTACAAGGAAGAGCAAAGGCTGTTCAATATCTACGTGACAATCCAAAAGTCGTAGAGAAATTGACAGAGAAAATCAATGCCAAATCTTAATGAGTTTATTAGCAAAAAGCCAGAAGATCCTAGTCTTCAAAAAGTTGAAGAGCCTAGACCATGTGCTTCTTGCAATAAAGACTCAGAATTTTATTATTGGAATGAGGCTTCTATGGAGATGACTTGGACTTGCCCAGACAATCATAAGAATTCTTATAGGATTAATTAATGTCAGAAAGATCTGAAGCTAAGCGTGACGGAGCCAAACAACAAAAGAATAGTGGCAGGGGGGATTACCAAAAAGGTGATGCTATCTGGAATAAGTTTGTTGTGGACTATAAAGAGTCTAAAAAGTCTGTTGCTCTTTCAAAAGAAATGTGGGCAAAGGTTTGTACCGACACATTTAAGGTTAGCAGATCAATGCATCCAGTTTTAAAATTAATTATAGGCGAGGGAAATAGCAAGACAAGATTGGCAGTAATAGAATGGTCTTTACTGGAACAGTTAATAGAAGGAGAATCCAAATGAAAGAAATTTTAATGACAACATTTGTAGGGGCTATGGTTGGCGGAATATTTAGCTTATTTAAGTTGCCTATCCCTGCACCGCCAGTATTCGCTGGACTTATGGGTATTGTTGGGCTTTGGATTGGATATGCCCTTGTGACTAAGGTAATGTCATGAGCGATAAGAATACCTTAGAATTAATTAACGATATTACAGAGTTCAATGATCTTCATGAGTATATGAAAGATCAGCATTTGGATAAAGCCTTGGCCATTACAGTTAAACTGCTCATGAGTCCAGATGTCCCACCCACTAAAGCTCCAAGCCTTATTATAGAACTTCAAGCCTTATCTACAAAGTTTTCTATGCTTGCTGCGGTTTACTCTACCATAGCAAAAGATAAAGCTGGAACAATTAATAACAATAAAAAGAATGTATACTATTCAGCAAAGGAGTCGATAGATAAACTTGTAGATGCACTCAAGTATATCGTTCGTTATAATGGCTAGAGAAATTGTAAAGAATTTAAAATTTAAAAAGTATGAAGGTAAATTTGATCCAAAAGAATTTGCCAAGATGCTAGATGATGCCTACCTTGCCACAAAGCGGGCAGATGGCGACATGACAAAATATACTTTTAGTCCAAGTAGTTTTGGATATGGTCATGGCAATTGCCCAAGATATTGGTATATGGCATTTAGTGGAGCTAATTTTGTAGACAATAATGATGCACAGGCAGTTGCTAATATGGCTAATGGAACCTTGGCCCACGAAAGAATACAAAATCTAATTAATAAAATGGGCGGGCCAATAAAATCAGTAGAAACAGAAATTGAAATAAAGAACGAGTATCCACCCATTAGAGGATTCATGGATCTTATAATTAACTGGGATGATGAGAATGTAATCGGTGAAATTAAGACGGCTAAGCAAGAAGTTTGGGATGTAAGACAGGCAGAGATGGCTCCTTCAGCAAATCACCTTCTTCAACTTTTAACATATATGAAACTAAAAGATGTCAAGGAAGCATTCTTTCTTTATGAGAATAAAAATACTCAAGAGCTCCTTATCATACCAGTTCAAATGAATGCCAAGAACAAGGAGATAATTGAAGAATTGTTCCTGTGGCTATGCGAAGTATATGACAATTTTAAAGATGGGGATATTCCAATTAGGCCATTTGAGAAAACAAGTTATGCTTGTAAGGGTTGCCCAATTAAAAAAGAATGCTGGAAGGGCGAGACTGGCACAGTACAAATAGAAGCATACAAGGTTCCCAAGTAATGATTTGTGCAAATAAAGAATGCCCAAATGGCAAAGAGTTTACCCCAAAAACACATAATCAAAAGTATTGTTCAGATGAATGCTGCCGAATTGCTACAAATAGAAGGATTATGGAAAAGTATTATGAAAAGAAAGCAATTAGGGGCGGGGCAAAAAGGTCATGCGTTAAATGTAATTCCAGGTTAAGCAGATACAATGAATCTAATATTTGTGCGGCATGTCAAAAGAAAGTAGACATTTCTCAGAAGTCCAAGCTATTAAGGATGATAGATGAAATTAACTGATTTAATTAAGACTAAGGCTAATAGAGTACTTGGTATAGATGCCTCTACAAATTCCGTCGCATTTTGTTTAATGGAAGATAACAAGCCAGTCAAATGGGGAAAGATAGAATTAACTGGGGCTAATATATATGAAAAGATATATGATGCTAAAGTTAAAACTTCGGTTATGCTAGATGAATTAAAAAGTGATTATATTGCCGTAGAAGGAGCAATCCTTGTCAGATCCCCAGATGCCGTGATAAAATTATCCTATGTATATGGTGTCGTTATCGCTGAGCTTATGTCTACTGGTGCTTCCGTTATTACTATATCCCCTAGTTCTTGGCAGGCATATATTGGAAATAAGAACCCAACCAAAGAAGAAAAGGCGGCTATCAGAGTAAACAATCCAGGATACGCAGACTCTTGGTATAAAACTCAATTACGTAATATGCGTAAACAAAGAACAGTTGACTACTTCAACAACAAATACAATCTTTCATTAACAGATTATGACGTAGCAGATTCATTTGGAATTGCTCATTATGCTAACAAGGTATTAACAGAACGATGAAACTATATAAGAGCAAAGACTGGCTATACAGACGATACGTTGTCCAGCGTAAGACTATGGAAGAAATAGCAAAAGAGTGTGGCGTAACAACTATGACCATATACAGGTCTCTTAAAGATCACGGGCTTATAAAATGATATTTACACATAAGGTATTTCATCTAGATTCAGACTCAGAAAGAGATTCGCTAGTAAAATCAATAAACATTTATTTGTCAAAGTATTCTGTTGAGATGAAAACACCAACCATACAGATAAGTTCTGATGAAGATTTACACAGCTTCTATACTCATAATCCAGATTTTAATATTGATCCTAATGGATATAATTTACATGGAGTTCAAGGATGGAAATATGGAGAGCTGGGAATATGGGCGAGCAATTATATAGCATGGAAAAACTTTTTAAAAACAGATAGCGATTATTTAATATTGATGGAAGATGATATTGACTTTAATCAAGATTTTTTTCTTTTATTAGAAAAATATTTGGATGAATTACCAGAAGGATGGGAATTCTTTTCTTTCTTTAGTCCAGCTGATCAGCATCACAAGTATAATGCCTCTATTTCTTGGGGGGAAAACACATCTTTTATTTATCAAGACTGGTCTTGCCTTTGCTATATCCTAAGCAGAAAAGGCGCTGAAAAAAGTTTAGCTATGATGAATAATAAAGTTAGTCTACCTCTTGATTGGTTTTTTTATAGACAAAAAGAAAAGTTTTATGGATACTCAATAAAGCCAGATAGCCCAAAAGGCTGTACGCTGGCAAGTCTTGAATCAACATTTCAAGGAAAACATGAAAGGAGAATTATAAATGGGATTTTCTGATCCAACAAACAAGCCATGGACTCAGCAAAAAATAGCTGAACTTAATCCTAAAACTGTTTTAGACGTGGGCGCAGGTCAAGGAGTTTACTTAAATTTAATAAGAGATTCGTTAGGGGAGGATGTAAAGATTAACGCAGTAGAAGTATGGCCTCCATATATAGAGCAATTTAATTTAAGAAATAGATATGATAATCTGTTTGATATAGATGTTAGAGACATGGAAAGTTTTGACTACGATTTAGTTATTTTAGGAGATGTCCTAGAGCATATGCCAGAGCCAGATGCTATCAAGTTGTGGGATAGAATATCTAAAGAGGCCAAATATGCAATTATATCTATTCCAATAATACATTATCATCAAGATGCAATTAATGGAAATCCATATGAGGTACATGTGGATGAAGACTGGAATACAGAAAGAGTTCTAAAAAGTTTTCATAGCATTATTGAGCATATAGAATTTCCAGTTACTGGAGTATTTGTGGCGAGATTTAAATGATACCAAAAATTATTTGGCAAACATATAAAGACCCTTATAATGTATTGCCACAATATCAAAAAGATGCTACTCAAACATGGAAAGATTTAAACCCAGAATATGAATGGCACTACATGGATGACTCTCAGGCAAAAGAATTTATATATTCTGAATACGGACAAGAGTGGTTAGACATTTTTAATAATTGTCCAGTTGGAGTAATGCGTGGCGATCTTTGGAGATATTTAGTTATATATGCATTCGGTGGAGTCTATTCAGATCTAGATACACTTTGCTTATCTTCAATAGACAACTGGCTTTTAAATGATAAAGAATTTATTGTATGTCCAGAGACTAGCGAACATTTTTGTCAATGGACATTTGCAGCAACCGCAGGAAATCCTATATTAAAATCAGTTTTATATGAAATTAAAGAAGCGTTTAAGAATCCAATATATGGACAACCTCATTTTGTACACAGTATGACTGGACCATCAATTTGGACTAAAGGGATATTAAAGGCATTAGATCTAAATGTATCAAATTTAATTGATGATTACCTATTGATAAATTCTTCGGATAATGCTAAACTTTATAACTTCCATAATTATGGCGGAGAAGAATGGAGAAAATTTCATTTTGTAGATGTTAAGCATATATATGGGAGTCAAAATTGGAAAGATGGATATGTTCAATGGATTGAAGATCCACTAGTGAAAGGTACGAGATAATGTTAGAACCAGTATTTCCAGATTCACCACAGTTTAAATGTGAAGATTTATATTTATTAACTGTAGGTACAGAAGCAGGCAGAGAGATATTTGAAACCTGCCACGAAATTGCACACATGCTAGTCAAGAAGAATATTGCCTACGGCAACTCAGCCTTAGACCCTGTGCGTATATTTTCGAAGGCGGGACCAAGAGAACAACTCCACGTCAGAATTGATGATAAATTAAATAGATTAATGAAAGGCACCGAATATCCAGGCGATAATGATATCGATGATTTAATTGGATATTTAATATTACTAAAAGTCGCTAAATCCATTTGATATTTTAGTTGACTAAGAGTACAATGGTTACATATGGACATTGAATTAGCTGATCATTTTGATCGCATGAATAAGGTTGTTGAGGAATTACTTAAGGGAAATAACCCTACCCAGATTGCCGCCCTGACGGGTTTTAAGCGGGCAGAAGTGTTAGGGTATATAGATGAGTGGAAAGATGTCGTTAAAAACGATTCTGGGGCCCGTGAGAGGGCAAAGCAGGCCATCTCTGGAGCAGACCAACACTACGCTATGCTTATTAAAGAGGCGTGGAAGACCGTAGAGGACGCAGACCAAGCAGGTCAATTAAACGTCAAGGCTACCGCCCTAAAATTAATTGCAGACATTGAAGGCAAAAGAATTGGCATGCTGCAAGAGGTTGGCTTATTGGACAATGTGGAATTGGCAAATCAAATTGCGGAGACGGAACGCAAGCAAGAAATTTTGGTTGGTATACTAAAGGATGTCTCAGCAGAATATCCGCAGGTAAGAAAAGAAATTATGCGTAGACTTGCACAGATAACTGGAGTTGTAGAACCTATAGAGATAATTGAGGAAGCTAGTGGATCTTGATTTTTCAGATCTCATTGATATCCTAGACGGAGAGGAATTTGATGAAAGACCAGTCGATTTACGAACATTTGTCACAGGAACAAATTATCTTGGACTCCCGCCACTTTCGGAGTACCAACATACGCTCATCGAAAAAAGCTCTCAGATCTATAAAGAATCCACTCTTATTAAATTATTTGGAGAAGAAGAAGGCCGACGTCGCTTCAAGCAAACCTGTAACGAAGTAATTGCACAATTAGGAAAAGGTAGCGGCAAAGATTATTGCTCAACAATTGCAGTATCTTATATGGTTTACTTGTTGCTCTGCTTGAAAGACCCAGCAACATATTATGGAAAACCTCCTGGAGATTCAATAGATATTCTTAATATTGCTATTAACGCACAGCAGGCAAACAATGTTTTCTTTAAAGGATTTAAAACTAGAATAGATAGATCGCCTTGGTTTATTGGTAAGTATGAAGCAAAGGCTTCTGAGATGAAATTTAACAAGGCAATAACCGTTCACTCTGGACACTCTGAGCGTGAGGCGTGGGAAGGTTATAACGTAATAGCAGTTATCCTTGATGAAATTTCAGGATTTGCTACAGAGAATACAACTGGGCATGACCAAGCAAAAACAGCAGATGCAATATACGATATGTATAGAGGATCGGTAGTTTCACGTTTCCCAGACTACGGAAAGGTTATTCTTTTGTCCTTCCCCCGTTTTAAGAATGATCCAATACAAAAGTTTTATAATTCTGTTATAGCTGAAAAAGAAGTAATCCTAAGAAATAAAGTCTTAAAGATGGACGAAGGTTTGCCAGACGGCACAGAAGGAAATGAAATTGAGGTGGAGTGGGAAGAAGATAATATTATTTCCTATAAGATACCTAAAGTATATGCATTAAAAAGACCTACATGGGAAGTCAATCCAACTAAAACAATAGATAACTTTAAAGTAGAATTTTATAAGAATATGCCAGATGCTATGGGAAGATTTGCATGTATGCCATCAGAAGCAATTGATGCATTTTTTAAATCTCGTGAGAAGGTTGAGCGGGCATTTAACAATATGTCCTTAGCCGTAGATAATTTTGGCAGATTTGAAAACTGGTTTTTGCCAGACCCAGATAAAGAATATTTTATACATGTAGACTTGGCACAAAAACATGACCATTGTGCTGTGTCTATGGCACATGTTCAAAAATGGGTTAATGTTAAAGTAACTGATACATACTCACAGCCTGCCCCAATTGTAGAAGTTGACGCAGTAAGATACTGGACACCGACTTCAGATAAGTCCGTAGACTTCACAGAGGTTAAAGATTATATTCTATCTTTAAGAACAAAAGGATTTAAGATAAGAGTCTGCACATTTGATCGCTGGAACTCTCACGATATGATGCAGCAATTAAAACAATATGGAATAAATACAGAGACTTTATCTGTAGCCAAAAAACATTACGACGATATGGCAATGGTGATTGCTGAGGATAGGTTGAGCGGACCACATATTAAGCTTTTAATTGATGAGCTTTTACAGCTTAGGATTATGAGAGATAGGGTAGACCATCCAAGAAAAGGTTCAAAAGACTTGGCGGATGCAGTTTGTGGTTCTATATATAACGCTATAAGTAGAACTAGATTTGAAAGTAATGAAGAAATTGATGTGCATACCTATGATTCATTAATGCGTAGGCCATCAAAAGAGCAGGATGAAATTGTATTAAATATGGTTAGGCCGCCAAGAATGCCTTCAAAATTGGCAGACGCTTTAGAGGGTATGGAGATACTGTGAGCATATATCAAGAAAGAGCAAAAGAATGTAAGTGTTGTGGTAAGCATGTGCCCCTTCCTACTGTATTAAAAGAGTATGAGGGAAACACGTTATGCCCAACAACATTTGCTAATGTAATTGAATACAAGAGACTGTGGAAATCTCTTGGAGCACGACCACCAGGAAGCGTTAGAAAACATTTCTCAGATTATGTACAACAGTTGGTAGAAACAACTATTGACAAAAATGAGGACGGGACAATACAATAGGGTTAGGTGGCGTTAGCTCAGTTGGTTAGAGCCCCAAACTCATAATTTGGCCGTCGTAGGTTCAAGTCCTACACGCCACACAAAAGAGAGTATAATAATACTATGGATGAAGAAAGAGAAGAAGAGATGCAGTTAGAACATTATCTAGAAATTGGTGCCATAAGTTTAGCAGGTGTGGATGAAAATGGAGAAATTATTTATGCCATTGAAGATAAGGCAAAAGAAATTGCACCAGAACTTTGGGAAGCCCATATTAGATATGTAGACGAATCTCTTATGAAGCTTTATGAAAAAGGTTTATTGCAAGTAGAATATGATGAGAATCTTGAAGCTATGCTTCACATCAGTCCAGAAGGACAAAAGATCGCAAAAGAAATGGGGCTGATAGAAATGAATCTACCAGAACCCCCTAACAATTAGGAGAATAAAATGCCTTGGGAAATTAAACAAAACTTTGCGGGATGCAAAGGATACGCTGTAGTAAAACAGGGATCAAACGAATTAGTAGGATGTCATGCAGGAAAATCAGCAGCCTCTGCCCAAATGAGAGCCTTATATGCCTCAGAGGCAGATGAGAAAAAGATGCACGACAAGAAGAAGAAAATTTACTAGACTTAAAAAATCTAATTTGCTATAATATATGTGGGTCGCCAATAGGGGCCCACATATTAATTTATTCGCTTAAAGGAGGAATAAAATGGTAACAACATTTGCTATGGATCTTTTTAGAGATCCATTTTTTATTGGCTTCAATCGTGAAGTAGAAAGACTAAACAATATCCATCGTGAGGCTACGGCCCAGTCTTTCCCGCCATACAACATTGTCAAGGTAGACGAAGATTCATATCGTGTATCTTTGGCGGTGGCAGGATTTGATAAGAAGGATATTGAGGTCTCAGTAGATAATCAGACTCTTATTGTTAAGGGTGAAGTTACTACAGAAGAGACTGGAGAAGTTCTTCACAAAGGAATTGCCGCCCGTAAATTCACACGCACATTTGCGCTTGGTGAATATATGGAGGTAGTCGGAGCGGAATTTAAAAACGGCATGCTACACATTGATGTAGATCGTCTAATTCCAGAAGACAAAAAGCCAAAGACAATCAAGGTCAAATAAGGTATAATGGTTCTGTCCATGTAGATGGACACGGGCCGAATAGTTACGCCTTAGGATACACCTGAGCATGTGTATAAACTGCTCATTAAAATTTAGGAGAGATAGTGCCAGTTTACGAATATAAATGTGTTCTATGTGAACATGTTAAGGAAGTTACCAAGTCAATCAATGACGCATCAGTTGTTGAGCTTTGCTCCAATTGTGGCTCTGCAATGATCAAGCAGTATGGTTCATTTGGCATTCAATTCAAAGGTTCAGGCTTCTACAAAACAGATAACGCTAAATAGTTCAATGTTATAATTAACTTGTTACAAAAGTTGTAACGAGGAGTTTTTAATTGACTGGAACTAAGCTATGGAGACTATCATTAGCCGCAATCTTAGGATTTGGATGGCTGTTTCTCGCTCCTGCTCAAAGTAATCCAGACGAATTAACGGCGGCTGCTCAAGAAATACAAGAATTAAATAATAGCGTACCTAATCTTGGATATAAAGAAGAATTTCAATCTTTAATTTCTGTAGCTGAAGATAAATATGATGTGGCAGTTGCTGCAAAAGAAGATAAAGAAGATAAAGAAGATGCTTATGATTTAGCATTAGCAGCAGAAGCAACAGCCTTATCAGAAAAAGAAGCATCTGAAGCCGCAGTTGATACTCAAACTGCAATAGTGGCAACGGCATTAACAGATAAAAATAATGCTCAGGATGCCCTTGATATAGCAAACATAAATCTATCTACAGCACAAACATATGTGCAGGGTGGGGTAGGACTTGAATATACTGTTTATAATCTATTAAGAGACGGCTATGTTAATGGACAGCATATAGCAGTACCTGGTTCTGTTATATGTACTGGTGTATGGAATTCAAATTCAATGAATCTCCCAGTTTGTGGATATTACGAAGATATCATTGTTAAGTTTACTGGGCGTATAACTGTTCCTTCCTGGTTTACAACAACAAAATTTGCAGGATATACAGATGATGGTTTTAGAATGTATATAGACGGAAACCTTGCAACAAATAATTGGGTTGAGCAGGGAGCCACATGGAGTCCATATTCACCTATATATGATGTAAGCTTAGACAAGACTTTAGATGTAGAAATATGGTGGTATAACGGTGGAGGCCCAGGATCTTATCATCTTGGATGGGCGATTCCTGGAGGCTGGACTGGAGCAGGATGTGACTATGCTGGAGATCCAAGGGTGTGGGGGCAAAACTTTAGCTGTAATTTAAATACATTCTCTCATGGAACTCAAGCAACTCAAGAACAAATTGATGCATACAATACTGCATATGCTGCACAAGTAGCAGCAACTACGGTTCGTAACAATAAACTATCTATTTATAATCAAGAAGTTGCAAAATTAAATGTATATAATCAAACTTTAACAACTAAAACAACGTCATATAATAATTCAATAACTACAACATCTAATGCCTTAACTGCAAAAAATAATGCTATTAGTGTTTATGAACAGTCAATTATAAATTTAACAAGTGCCATTGAGGATGCCTGGGATTATTATGAAGAACAGATGGCTAGAGAAATTGCCACTGCTCTTGCACAAGCCGCCGCTGCAGCAGCTAATCAGCCCACTCCTGATCCAAGCCCTGAGCCAAGCCCTGAGCCAAGCCCTGAGCCAAGCCCTGAGCCTTCTTCAGAACCAACAGAGGAAGCTACTCCTGAGCCTTCACCACAGCCATCACCTGAGCAAACTGAAACAGTCGATCCCACTCCTGAGCCAACCCCTCAAACCACAGATGAACCGAAGCCAGAACCAACTGATGATCCTCAGCCCACTCCTGAGCCTTCACCAGAGCCTTCACCTCAGACAACGGATATAGATCCAAGCCCAACTCCTGAACCTGAACCATCTCCGACTGAACCTTCTGAAGAATCACAAGATAATGTTATCATAAAAGATAAAGAGTTGTTGGCATTAATTCCAGAAAAAGGGACGGGAACCTCAGAAGATCTTACTTCCGTTATAGCTAATTTAACAAGCAAAGATAATAAATTAATTGTATTAAGCCCAGAACAAGTTGCTGCAGTTAGTCAAACACTAACCGCATTAACAAATGAAGCAAAGATTGAGGTCGCAGAAGATCTTGGAATTAAATCATCTGAAGTTGCAGTAATTGCAGAAACAATGAAATCTAATCCTCAATTAGCAACCGCATTTGTGGAATTTAAAGATAGAGAGGCAGCAGCAGAAAACGCCACAATGCCTTATACTTTAGCAGACGCAACTACAGAGGTTCAAACAGAAGCATTTTTGGCGGATCCAATAGGATCATTAACCAATATAGATTTAGAAAAAGTCCTTAGCCCATCAGAATGGGGTAAAGATATGACTGACGATCAAAGAGAAAAGGCGCAGGAAGTAATTGTGCCAGTAATTATTGCATCTAATATTATTGCTGCCGCCATGACAAGGAGGATATAATGAAAATAATCAAGGCTATATTTAACTATGCCTGGGAAGTAATTAAGGAGAGCATTGCCCAAATATTTACCCTCCTTGGATTCTTTATCGCATGGCTTACCCTGACAGGCACAGCCCAGCAGGTAGTAGGCGTAGCAACAGTAATTGCTACTATTATTTGGCTTGCTACGATCCCTCTTCGAAAAGAAGAGTAGAAATGCTATAATAGAGGCATGAGAAAATTAGGTGCCTCATTAGCTAGCATAATGCTAGCCCTCACAGTTACATCGTGTAATTTTGATGGTTCATTCCGTTATGAATGCCAGGACCCAGCAAACTGGGAGAAGGCAGAATGTAATCCTCCAATTTGTGAGACTACTGGAACCTGTTCAAGAGATTTAGTTGGGCAGGAAGTATGGGATGAGTACCAGAAATCAAAGGTAAAGAATGGCTAGAGAAAGATTAACCCCACAAGATCTTGATGCAAGATTAAAGTTTATTCTTGGCATCACGCTTGGAACAATTTTATTGTGTACATCGCTAGGTATTTTGTACGCTCTTATATTTGTAACCCAGCCAATTGGAGCACAGTCAGAAAATGATAAAATGTTTTTTAATGTGCTTGGTAGCGTTGCAACATTCATCACAGGTACACTGGCAGGATTGCTAATTGGACAATCTGGTGCTAAAGATGTTATGGCGGCACAGTTAGCAAATAAAGAAATGGATGCTAAAAATACTCAAGCAGATAAAAAATTAGAAGCAGAAATTGATGAAGCAGCAGCACGTAGAGCTGCTAAGCCAGCAGATCAAGTTCCTGCTCCACATGAAGTTGATGAAGATTGGGATAAGGAATAATTATGGCAGATCAAGGAACAGCAGAACGTTTAGTTGAAGTTGCTAAAGCAGAAGTGGGCGTAGTTGAAGGTCCAAAAGATAATGAGACTAAGTATGGTAAATTTACTAAGTCAGATTTTCAACCATGGTGCGGAAGTTTCGTTATGTGGTGCGGTAATGAGGCTGGCGTAAAAGTTCCTAATACTGTTTACACTCCAGCAGGGGCAGCGGCATTTAAAAAGAAAAATGCATGGATTGACGGAGACTTAGCTGATCCAGAGCCAGGAGATATTGCCTATTTTGATTTTCCAGCAGATGGTGTTGATAGAATTTCCCACGTAGGCATTGTTATTAAAGACAATGAAGACGGAACCGTTTGGTGCATAGAGGGCAATACCACAAATAGAAAAGGTGGAAGCCAAAGAAATGGCGGAGAAGTATGTAAACAACTTCGTGCATTTAAAAAGAATAAAAAGGGAGTTCAAATATCAATCGTAGGATTTGGACGCCCTAAATTTAAGAAATCTGGCGGCGGGGCAGACGAACTAAAAGCATAATGAAAAATTATAAAGTAAAGCTAGAAGTAGAAGCAGAGGTAGAAGCTTTTGACGAAGGTGATGC